CCCTTTTGCAGGCACCCGCAGTTGAAAGGTTTTGGGTCGAACGCCTGTTCGAGTGCGGTAGCCTGGGGTAATGCCGTCTATCACGATTGTTACTGGCCCGCCGTGTGGGGGGAAGTCTACGTATATTGCGGAGAATTGTAAGGCCGGGGATATTGTTGTGGATATGGATAGGTTGGCTTTGGCGTTGTCTGTGGAGGGTACTTTGCCGTTTGAGTATGGGGGGAAGGTTCGTGAGGTTGCGCGTGCTGCGCGGAAGGCTGCTGTGGGTACTGCGTTGCGGGTTGCTCAGGGTGAACGGTATTTGGGGGTGTGGATTATTCATACTGATCCGTCGATGGATGACCGGGCGAAGTATAGGTTTGCGGGGGCGAGGTTTGTGGAGGTGAGTCCTGGTCGGGCTGTGTGTTTGGAAAGGTTGAAGGGTAGGCCGGTGGAGAATCAGAGGCTTGTGCGTGAGGTTATTGATACTTATTATTTCAAGAGGGGTGCGTCGTGAGTAATGCTGCTAAGCCTGCTGAGTTGAAGCGGGCGTTGGGGAATCCGGGTAAGCGTGCGTTGCCTGACTTGAGTGCGGTGATGGTTATCGAGGGCGGGTATCGGGAGCCGTTGAGGGAGCTTGGTGGTGCTGGGGGACAGTTGTGGCGTGAGGTGTTTGAGGTTGGGGGGTTGTGGATTTCGCAGCGCACGGATATCCATTTGTTGCAGATGGTGTGCGAGTTGTTGGATAGGCGTGAATTGTTGCGTGAAGCGTTTTTAATTGATCCGACTGAAAGGAAGGTGAATATGTCGTTGTTGGAGACGGAGAAACTTATTCAATCTTCGTTATCTTTGTTGGGGTTTACGCCTTCTGACCGGGCGCGGTTGGGGTTGGCGGAAGTTAAAAAGGAGTCTAGGTTGGATGAAATGTTGGCGAGGCGGGCTGCACGGGATGACGGTTGAGCCGTGGCCTCCTCGGTGGCTAACGCCTGTTCCTGAGTCTGCTATCGAGTTGGGCCGGGTGATGGAGCCCGTGGTGGATTTTGCTGAGGCTTTTGGGATTGTGACGAAGGATAGTGTGGCGGGCAAGTCTGGGAGCGCGTTGCGGTTGCGTCCTTGGCAGGTGTCCTTGTTTGAGCATTTGTTTGCGTATGAGGATGGTGGGTATCGGCACTCGACGCAACTGGTTGGTGTTGCCCGTAAGAATGGCAAATCTGCGCTCGGCTCGGTGATGGGTTTGTACGGTCTAATTATTGGGCCGAAAGGGGCAGAGGTGTATTCTGTGGCGGCTGAGAAAGAACAGGCCCGTATTGTGTTCGCGGATGCTCGGCGTATGGTGGAGGCCTCGGAGGAGCTGTCCGGCATTACTAAGCTGTATCGGGATGCTATCGAGTTTCCTAAGTTGGGTTCTGTGTATCGGGTTATGTCTGCCGAGAGTTTCAGCAAGGAAGGGCTTTCTCCTACGCTGACAATTTTTGACGAAGTTCATGCGCAGAGAAACCGTGACCTGTGGGATACCTTTTCGCTGGCTATGGGTTCGCGCGGGAAGATGGCGACAATGATTGGGATTACTACCGCTGGCGTAAAGTCGGACAGTACGGGGCGGGACAGTATTGCGTACACGCTGTACCAGTACGGGCAGAAGGTTGCGCTCGGCGAGGTCGATGACCCCACCTTTTTTATGGCCTGGTGGGAGGCACCGGAGGAAGCCGATCATAGGCTGCCTGAAACGTGGGAATATGCAAACCCTGGACTAGGGGACATTAACGCAATAAGCGACTTTGAAAGTTCTGTGCGCCGTACCCCAGAGGCAGAGTTTAGGACGAAGCGATGTAACCAGTGGGTGTCCTCGCAACTGTCATGGCTCCCTACGGGGGCGTGGGAGGCGTGCGAGGCAGAATTTACGGTGTCACCTGATGATGAGATTGTTCTCGGTTTTGACGGTTCCTTCTCGGGGGATGCTTCTGTCATTGTGGGCGCGGTTGTCCCTAAAGGTGATGACCCGGTGAAGGTCTTTATGGTGAAGTCGTGGGAGAAAGATATTACGATTCATGATGATGAGTGGCGGGTAGATATTGCTGAGGTGGAGCAGACTATTCTGGATTTCTGCCAGGCCCATCCGAAGGTGCGTGAGGTGGCGTGTGACCCTTTCCGTTGGCAGAGGTCGATGGGGATTTTGCAGGATAGGGGTGTGCCGATTGTGGAGTGGCCCAGCACTTCTGCCCGCCGTATGGTGACGGCTGGCGCTCTGGTGTTTGATGCGGTGATGGAGAAACGTTTGATACATGACGGAAACCCTGTACTGACCCGGCATCTCAGTAACGCGATAACGAAGGTCGATAATGTTGGCCCGCGTATTGTCAAAGACTCTAGGAATAGTCCACGCAAGATTGATGCGGCGGTTGCTATGACGATTGCTGTAGACCGGGCACTTGGAGGCGGTAAACTAGAGGAGCCTCCACAATTTTTTGATTAAGGTGATGATGGATAACATTTTGCAGATTGTTGGGTCAGCCTTGGTTGTTGCGGGCGCAGCGCTTATTTGGGTTCCCCTCGGTTTTATCGTGGCAGGAATCATTGTTATTGTTATTGGTATTTCGTTGGAGAGTAAATGATTTTCGGCAAACTGTTTGAACAGCGTGAGATTAGTTTTCAAACCTTGTGGGGTAGTGGCGGGGATGTGACTGCTGGCACGATTGCCGGTGTGGGTGTGGATCAGAATAACGCGCTGAGTATTGCTGCTGTCCATTCGGCGGTGTCGCTTATTGCTGACACGATTTCGACTTTGCCGGTGGATGCGTTTATTAGGCTTGATGGGAACCGGCGACCGTTTCGTCCTAAACCGTCTTGGGTCTCGCAACCTGACGTAAATTTTGCGGGCCATTCTGTGTTCTATAACTCGCTGCTTGTTTCGCTTCTCATTGACGGTAATGTTTTGTGCGCGTGTATAGCAATCGTAAGGGCGAGGTTGTGAACCTTGTTGTGCTCAATCCGATGGATGTGGAGATTACCCGTAACGGGCAGGGCCGGCTAGTGTTCACGGTGCAGGGCGAGGAGAAGCCTCTCACTTCGGAGGACATTTTGTATGTGCCTGATTTGTTGCGTCCTGGGACTATTCGCGGGGTTTCCCGTGTGGTTGGGTTGCGCGAAAATTTGGGGTTGTCGAAAGCGCTCGAGGCGTATGCAGCCACCTTCTTCGGCAGTGGGACAACGCTTGCAGGTGTGATTGAGTACCCTGGGGCGCTCACACAGGAGCAGGCAGAAAGTTTGCGTGGCTCGTTCGACAACGCGCATAAGGGTTGGCGCAAGTCTGCGCGTACCGGGATTCTTTCCGGTGGCGCAAGTTTCAAACAGACACAAGCTGATCCTGAGAAGTCGCAGGCGCTCGAGGCGCGACGTATGGCGGTGGAGGATGTTGCCCGGATTTGGCGGATTCCTTCCCACATGCTGAACCTGCCGGGTACAAATACTTTTGCGAGCGTAGAACAGAATGCGTTGCAATTTTCCAACTTTACTCTCCGGCCTTATATCGCAAAATTAGAGTCGATTATGAGTTCTCTAATGTCACGTTATCCTGGCGGGGAAACCGCGTTCGTCAAGTTCAACATGAACGGGCTTTTGCGTGCTGACATTCAAACAAGGTACAGCGCATACTCGACTGGTATCCAGTCCGGGTTTCTCGCTATTAATGATATTCGCCGGCTAGAGGACATGTCACCACAGGAAGGCCCGGCTGCTGAGGCTGTACGGGTTCCTCTTGCGAACGTGGATTTGTCGGATGCTGGTGTGCGTGCGCAGCGTGAGAGGGTACAGATGGCCCGTGACCTGGTGTTTGCCGGGTTTGAGCCGTCGGAGGCTTTGGGGATGGTGGGACTTCCCCCGGTTGCGCATACGGGGCTTCCCTCGGTGCAGTTGCAGGGGGTGGCACAGGTGGATCCTGATAACCCGGATGCTGTTTACAAGGATGAGGTGAAATGATGGAGTCGGATGTTTTGATGCCTCCGTCGTGGGTGCGTGCGATTGCTCGGCGTGCTGTCGATGTGGAGGTTGCTAACGCTGTGGCGCATGGTGGGATGACCCCTGGCATGTGGGTGGAGGCGCGTGAGTCTCTTACCGAGTCTGGGGATACTGTGTGGGGTGTTGTTTTAGGTGCCCCCACGGTGAAACGGTTTCTGGCGGTCGCCGATGAGGTTATTGGTAAAGTGGAGCAAGATAATGATGGAAGGGCTAAAGGCCAAGCTTTGAGCAAAATGGAAACCCGTGTCAATGCGGCAGATTTTGAGATACGCGAAACCGATACTGGGATGCAGTTCTCCGGGTATGCGGCGGTGTTCAATTCGGATAGTGAGCCGTTACCGTTCACGGAAAGGATTGCCCCGGGAGCTTTCCGTGGCTCACTGCGCAACCGTAATGACATTAAGCTTCTTTGGAACCATGACACCGGATCGGTGCTGGGATCGACTAGGGCTCACACGTTGCGTATTAGCGAGGATGAGCGTGGCCTTTATGTTGAGGCAGATTTGGCTAACACAAGCGTGGGGAATGATGCGCGTGAGCTTATCAAACGTGGTGACGTGGACTCGATGAGTTTCGGTTTCACTGTGCCGCGCGGCGGGGATGAGTGGAACAGTGAGGGAACCGTAAGAACTTTGAACATGGTTTCTTTGCATGAGGTTTCAATCGTGAGTATGCCTGCATATACCGCTACTGCTGGGACTACGATGGTGCGCGGCCTGGACAAGGCTGCTAAGCGTTCTGGTGTGGATGCTGATGCGCTTGCGGATGCGTTGCTGAAGATTGAGAACGGTGAGGACATTAGTGCTGACGATCGGCAACTGTTGACTACGGTGATTGATGAGTTGGCCCCCGCGGTTGTGCCTCCGGTGGAGGACTTCACGGGCGAGTTGGAAAAGCTTGCGTTGAAGAAGAAGAAGCTAGAACTATTGTTAGGAGCATAGAAAATGGCTAGTCGTGAACAAATTGTTGAGGCGATAATGAAAGTTGCTGGGCATCCTTCTGTGGGTGCTATCAAAGTGTTGGCCCCTGAGTTTGCGGATGCTATCCTGGAGCTTGATAATGCTTCTGTTCGGAAATCGCCAGTGTTGGCGCAAGTGTCTAAGGGCGCTACCGAACAGGCAGAAAAAGAGACGAGAGTAGTTGACGTTTTAGAGAAACGTTAGTCGAGTCTAACTTCCTCCCGTGCGCCTACCCCCTTCTGGTGCGCGGGAGGTTTCTCTTTGTGTTACTCTGTGAGTGTGTGGTAGTTCATTAGATTCCTTTCATTGGGTGAAACGGCACTCCTCAACAAAAAAGCCCCACCAGTCCCGGAGGACGGTGGGGAACTAGATTCCAATAGTAACAGGTCAACCACGTCTGGGGTGCCGCCGTCCTTGTGGCAGGACAAAACCGCATACTGTCCCTTTCAAAGTACGGCCTAGTAAAGTGCTATACTTGTGTTACTAACACCTGCCCCTCTTCCCTTAATGGGTACGGGCAGGTTTTCTTTTTAGGGAGTGGATGGTTTCGACAGCGAGGAAATGCCGCTTGCGGATCCTTGTTGGACTGGGGTTCGAGTCCCCACACTTCCACTAGGTTCCTGTGCCCGATAACGTTAGCTGTGTGCGGAACGTGTCAATACCGTACCAATTTTGGTACTCTTGTGACACTTATGTCACATATGTACCCAACTAGGTACACATATGACATAAAAACGTGGGCACCGGCTTCCATAAAAACGTAGATACATTGTAGACACGGGCGCATAAAAAGTTCACACACACTCTTTTGGTAAAATTGGTGTACCGGATAAGCGTTACCGCTGTCGGAGTAGTTGAGCGTTACCGCCGCTGCGAAACCTAACTATTACCGATAAAGAAAAGAGTTGCTATGTCTGAGTTCATCCGAACCCAGCAAGAGGCACGCGCTAACCTGACAATGCAGATTCGTGAAGTTTTGGAATCTGCCGAGTCTGAGGGTCGTGGCCTTGATGTTGCTGGTTCAGAAAAGATTGATCGTATTGAGGCTGACATTCGCCGTGCGGATGCTGCTATTGAGGTTGCTACCCGTAACGCACAGCGTGTCACTGAGGCTGAGGAAGCATCACGCGGGTTCGCGCCTGTAAGTGCTGAGTCGCGTTCCTCGGAGGACATTTTGCGTTCCATTGGTCGTGGGGAAACTCGTAGCCATGACTTTGAGCGTCGCACTACGTTGGTGCCTTCTGCTAACACTGTCCCTAAGTCATTTTATGATGGCGTGTTTGATGTTGCCCGTTTGGTTGGCCCGATGCTTGAGGTTGGAGAACGTTTCAACACTACGTCTGGTGAAGACCTTACAATTCCTACACTGACCGCTTATAGCTCTGCGGTGCTTTCCGCTGCCGGTGCTACTATGACCGAATCTGAGCCTACTTACGCGAGCATCACTTTGGGAGCCTACAAGTATGGCCTTCTCATCGCGGTTGCTTCCGAACTGGTAAACGATGCAGGGTTTGACCTGGAAAGCCACCTTGCTAACCAGGCCGGTAACGGTCTTGGTACCGCAGTAAACTCTGCACTCACCATCGGTGATGGTTCGTCCAAGCCTCAAGGTGTTGTTGTAGGTGCTGCTGCTGGTGTTACTGGTGCTGCTGCTGCTGCTGGTGCGTTCACCTCGGATAATTTGATAGATCTCGCGTACGCCGGAGATGGGCTTATTAGATCCCTACCTGGAACGGCTTACATGGCGTCCGGTGCAGCTATCGGTGCCATCAGGAAACTGAAAGACACTGCGGGAAATTACTTGTACACGGTTGGTATCGGACAGCCGGACTCGTTTGCTGGGTTTGATGTTATCGAAAACCCAAACATCGCCGCACCTGCTGCTACTGCAATCAGCGTGCTGTTCGGTCACATGCCTTCGTACAAGGTGCGTATGGCTGGCGGCCTCGCGGTTGCTTCCTCGTCGGACTACGCGTTCAACAAGGATACGGTTACTTACCGTTTCTCAATGCGTGTTGATGGCAAGATTGCTCACGCGTCGCATATCCGTAAGTTCACTGGTGGGGCTGCTTCCTAAGAGTTAGCTTTCACGGGGAGCCCCTGGCCTATACGGTTGGGGGCTTTCCCCTTTAACGGGTAACGGTTGGCGCGGTAAACTAGTAACGGAGGCTTATAGATGAGCATTACGAATGGTTACGCGACTTTAGCCGATGTGAAGGCTGCGCTACGAATAACAGACACCGTCGATGATGCTCTGCTGGAGATAAGTATTGAGGCGGCTTCCCGTGAGATTGATGGGTGGTGTGAACGGGTTTTCTACTCCACTAACGCTACCCGCGTGTACAGGCCTGATGTGGACAACGTGGTGCAGATTGATGACTGCCAGAGTGTGACGACGCTCAAGACAGACACGGCAGGCGATGGGACATATAACCAAACTTGGGAGACGACAGACTATGAGCTGTCCCCCCTGAATGGCCTTGTGGGGGGCGTGGAGACACCTTTCTATGCTGTACGCGCTACGGGAGACTATGCGTTTAATGACGGCTCATATAGTGAAGCCTCTGTGCAGATTGTGGGGGTGTGGGGGTATGCGACAGTCCCGACTGCGGTGAAGCAAGCGTGCATTATTCTTTCCATGCGCCAGTTCAAACGGTACGACAGTCCCACGGGTGTTATGGGGTTTGGCGACATGGTGATGCATGTGGGCCGTGTCGATCCTGACGTGGAAAAACTTTTGATGCCGTTTAAGAGGATGATGACCGCGTGAGCATTGACACGATACGGGATGGGCTTGCAACAAACTTGGCGACGATTAGCGGGTTACGCACGTCTGCCGACCTGCCAGATAACCCTTCCCCACCTATTGCCGTGGTGCAGCTGAACAGTATTCAGTATGACCAGGCTATGCAGGGCGGGCTTGTCGTCTACAACTTTACGATTACTGTCATTGTGGGGCGCGTGTCGGAGCGTACTGCACAGAACCGGCTGAACGCTTATGCCTCCACAGGTAGCGGCGGGATTAAGGCCGCACTTCAGTCGGATAAGACTCTGGGCGGTGCAGCCTACGATGTGCGTCTCTCGGAGATGACAAACGTGGGTGCGATAAACTTAGGGGAGCAACAGTACATGGCCGCGGAGTTTTCCGCAATAGTTTATTCGGATTAAAAGGAGCCTATTTTGGCAAAGTTCGCAGCAACAGATTACGACATTACCATCGATTCCAATGACCTAAGCACGAGCCTTGCCTCCTGTACTCTGGACATTTCAACCGATGACCTTGAAACGACAGCGTTTGGTTCTGCTAGCCGTACCCGTATCGCGGGTTTGCGTGACGCTACCTTGCAGCTTGATTTCCATCAGGATTTCGCCGGGAGCGCCTTGGATTCGATTATTCACCCGCTGATTGGCACTGTGGTTGCGGTTGTCATTCTGCCTACTTCTTCTGCGGTTGGTGCGTCTAACCCTTCCTACAGCTTCTCTTGCCTGGTGTCCGGGTATAGCCCGTTTGCTTCGAGTGTGGGCGACCTTGCTACGACTTCTGTGTCTTGGCCTGTCACGGGGGATATTACACGCGCCGTAGCCTAATCCGCTACACTCTAGGGTATGAACTTTAATTTCCTAGTAACGTTTTTGGATGGTACGTCTTGTGAGGCTAACGGGGTTGCTACTGACCTTGTCGCGTATGAGGGCGAATATAACGTGTCTGTTTCGACGTTGGCCCGCGACGGCAAGATTACGCACCTTCTTTGGTTGGCGTGGCATGTGTTGAAGCGTACTGGTGAAACAAAGCTTACGTTTGCTAAGTGGGTTGACCTGGTGGATTCGGTGGAACCTCTCGACCCAAAAGCTTAAAGGGTTTGGGGGATTCCTCAGCCCATTGGTTGTTCGCTAACCTTGCGATTCAGACTGGTATTAGTCCACGCGAGTTGATGAGGTTGTCGCCTCGCATGTTGTGGACGTTGCAGCGTGCTTTGGAGGCGCGTGTGAAGGTGTCCAATAGGGGGCGCAAGGGTAGGCGGTAAACTTGTAGGGACGGTTTGGAGCCCTTTTTTGTTGTCTACTTCTATGAAAGCCACGGGTGTTGCCGGGGTTACGAAAGAGTTGCGGTCTGTTGATCGTAAGTCTTTGAACGCTTTGCGTAAAGATATGCGCGGGAGCATTATGGGTGTTGCTAAGGAAATTGCGGCAACGGTTCCCGCACAAGCCCCTATTTCGGGTATGCAAGACCATAACGGCGTTACGCGGTGGGCTGGTGTCCCTCGCGCGTCTGTTTCGTTCACTCCTGGTAGTGGCCGTGGTGGTTCGAGTCGTTTGTTGTCAATGAAATTTAGTGGTGGTAAAGGAAAGCTCGGGTTTGATTATGCTGAGCTTGCAGGGTCGAGCAAGCGTCCAGGCTCCACAAGGTCTAAGTCCTACAGCCGGAATGGTTCTATCCCGTTTAGTCATAATGTTACGACTCAGGGCGACAAGTTTAAGTCTGCTATTGCTGACCGCGTAGGGCTCGCTAAAGGTAAGTCAGGGTTTTTGTTTTTGATTCGGCGCTGAAAAAACATGGAAAAATTGAGGGGCTTGGGAAGAAAGCTATTGACACTTATATGAAGGACGCAACGCGAGCAATCGGTAGAGCTAGGGGCTCCCGCTAATGGCTATATTTATTCCGTTAGTAACAAAGTTTGATTCTAAAGGCGTAGACAACGCGCAAAGGGCTTTAGCAAGTTTCAAAAACTTTGCTGTTGATGTTGCCAAAGTTGCTGCTGCTGCGGTTGCCGGGGTTGCTGTTGCCTCGGTAAGAGAAGCAGTGCAGTTTGAGACCACGTTTTCTCGAATACAGGGTTTGGTGGGTCTTACCACTGATGAGATTGAGGTAATGGAGGAGGCTGCGCGTAGGCTCGGCCCTCAGTTTGGCAAGTCTGGTAATGAAGCTGCAGACGCTTTGTTTTTTATTACTTCTGCTGGTTTGCGCGGGCAGTCGGCTATTGACGTTTTGGAAGCATCCCTGAAGGGTGCTGCTATTGGCTTGGGGGATGTGGGGAGTATCGCAAACGCTGCGACTGCGGCGATGAACACTTATGGGGAGTCTAACCTTTCCGGTAGCGACGCGGTTGAGGCCTTGGCTGAGGCGGTAAGGCTTGGACAGTTCGCGCCGGAAGAACTTGCGGGCGCGTTGGGCCGGGTTATTCCTGTGGCGGCTGAGTTGGGTGTTTCGTTTGAGGAGACTACGGGGCTTGTTGCTGCTTTGACTAAGGGTGGTTTGAGCGCGTCTGAGGCTGTCACTGGTATTGCTGGTGTGATGCAGGCGGTTTTTAAAAACCTACTTCTGAGGCTGCCACAATTTTGGAAAAGTATGGGACGAGCGCTGATGGGGTAAAGGACTCTATCGAGCAGAACGGGTTGTTTGACACACTTACTAATTTGCGTGAAACGATGGGCGGAAACTCTGAGGACTTTTTTGCGCCTTATTGGCTCGCAGGAGGGGTTGAAGGCCGCGCTTGCTTTGACCGGCGAGAATACTGATGCTTACGCTGAGATTGTGCGACTGGCTACGGATGATATTAATATCATGGATGAGGCTATGGCTATTACTGCTGATACTGCGCAGCATAGGTTTGATGTTGGTATGGCTACGGCTAAGGATAGTTTGCTGGGTATAGGCGCTTCTTTGCTTGAGCGGGTTTTGCCTTACCTTGATGATTTTCAAACCTTTATGGAAGAGAACGGGCCGGGCATTGAGCTTGTGTTTGACAACATTTTTGAGGCTGTTGAGACTCTGGGTGGCAAGCTGGGCGAGGTTGCGGATATTATTTTTGCCTCGTGTTATGGAGCTTTTTAATGATGAGCAGTTTCAGGAGA